TCGTCGCACCTTCAAGACTCGAAGTCTTGGCTGTAGTGATGTACAGAACCGGCTGGCCCTTCTTAAAGGTCCTGTTGCCGATGCGAACGCCGTCAGTACGAGCCTTGAAAACGACGTCGCAAATTTCGCGAACACCATAACGCATAGTATATTTCCTCCTTTATTATATGAGAATAAAAGATTACTACATCTAAATTAAGTCCGACATACCGCCTGCATTAAAGGCGTTAGACTTAGTTGAGTGTAAATCTCTCATCCATGATTCGACGGGTTTATCAGGTTTGCCGCCTGCTAGTCTAACCCGCAAATCGGCATCCCATTCGACATAACTTGTGTATCTTTCCATTAGATCAAATAGCTAGAATAAATTACACTATAAACATTGTTCTAATGAAGCTACTCCAGCAACGGTCAAAACGGATACGTATCTAGTTAGTACACTATTGTTACTCTCCTTACTCTTTAATTCAGCAACTTTTCTGCGGCCACGCATGATTTTATCTGCGATTTCTTTAGCTCTTTTATTCGCTGGGTTATAAACAATGTTCTCTCCCTAAAAGAGACTGCTAACACATAAAATCTCTTTTAATGCGGCCTAAAAGCTATCAAAATTTTCTGTATCTATCAAGACTGTATTATCCCCGTCAACTTGTCTTAAAATAATACTGTTCTTGGTAAATATAGATGTGTAGTTAGGAAAAAGTAACTAGAGTAAAGTGGTTATAGCAGCCTTTTTTTCTTTATCCTTTGACTGCTCTAATACTTTCATCAATACTTGAAAATTAGTCAAAGATGCTAAAAGAGTTTCGTCCTATACTAAAGATTCTTTCTCTAAGCAAATATACTAAACAGCTAAAAAGAACTCCTGCTCCCCCATATATGCGATATCTTTAACGGTCGGAACATGGACAACCAATGATAACTCTGGAATAGGGATATCTATTCCGGCCATTAAAGCAAGCCGATAATCAGCCATTTAACGGATTTTTCAAGTCCTCATGACCTCTAATAGCTAGATAAGTCAAGGACACTCCCGCAAATTCTTCATTATATACATAGGGAACAGCAGATACAAACTCAAGCTCACCGATACCGGTTAAGTGAGTCTTATCGAGCATGGCGTCAATCTCGCCGGCTACTCGATAGGGCCGCAATTCAAAATCTCCTAAATCCCAATTATCATAGTGACAGATAACATCAATACCAAAAGTATTATCTCGGTATTGAGGATTTGAAGCATTTCGAACAATATTGCCATAAGTAAGCCTAATATAAGTTTTTTCTTTATTATCAATCTTGACTTTCGGAACGGAGGAAATTTGATGGCTACTAAACAACTCTTTAATCTACTCGCCAGTAGGAGTAGGTTGATTCTTCCAATCTCTAGTCTCATAAACCAAAAGTTTCAAGAGGTTAGGATTTGATAGAATACGGTCAACGATAATCGCTGCATCCTTTGGCATACCTAATAGACTTGATTTGGTCTATACATAAAAATCATGTTTCATGCGCGTTCACCTCAATACAACGATTCAACTACAACTACTTTTTCTCTTACGTCATTATCCTTTACCCATTGTAAAGTAAACTGACCGCTTGTAGTTTTATTCCAAGTCACTGTAGCTGTCTAATTTCCAGTTACCCGCAAACAAGCGGGCACATCTTCAAGTATCTTCCACTCTCCGTCCGCAACATCGACGGAGTAGGTTGCCGCAATTTTCGGCTTTATAAAGGTTTCACCAATAATCTTGCTATCCGGAGTGGGATCCGCATGCTCAAAAACCAAACCATCCTTCATCTCTTTCTCAAGATCATCAGTGGTATCATTCCAATAATTCTCTTCCGCGTTGACCTCAATAATATTCTTCATACTAATAGAATCTGGGGCCTCTACTCGCCAGCATTTACCAGCAAAGATAAACTCTGAATATCTATCAAAAGCATGGAGTGTTTTTTCATTCCGCGGCATAAGAATATTCAAACTTAGATTAGGTACATCAATTCTCTCTTGATTCTTTTGAATAGAGTTAATCTGTGTTTCTACAGGCCCTCGAATGGCAGCGTAAGTAGCACACCAATTACCATTCTAATCCTTGAACCTAATCTTATATCTACAACGTCTTATTTCCCCTCTAAAATAGGCATCTTCGGTAATCTCTTGAGTATAGATAATCCATTGTGTGCCAGTTTTCTTCCATTCGAAGACATCACCTGACTCATATCCATGCTCATAATCAATAGAAACGATCTTATCATCGTAGTCCTGTTTTACTTTATCGGGGTTAATAAGCGCACGAACCTCTCCAAAAATCCCCATATCGACGTCTACGCCGGAGGGATCAAGTTCAAGCACTTCAGAATTTTTCTGAACCATCTCGATTGAAGCGGCTTGATAAGAATATAATAACGCTCTGTGCAAAGTGCGTTGTTTATCTCTAATCATGCGGTCTTCCTGGTGAATACCGCCTTGCCACTCGAATCTCTTCCGCATCATTTCAAGGTTAATCATCTTTAACCACCTGCGTTAAAAGGTCAATACATCTAAAGACTGTCTTTCGATAAATCATAAAATCATTACAAGCATTTGAGGTTAAGCCCTCTAGCTTTGACAATAAAATTAGTCCTTCTACTTTATCCTTGTAAATATGAACTAAACCAGAGATTTCCTCTAGCATAGTTTTTAGATGCATTTCCCAGTCTTCGCCGTTCTCGCGCATTGGAATTAACTTCCATAATTGATTGATAAGTCTCTTGATATCTTGCTCAATAGTAGTTACTGGGAAATCAATATTATACTTATCCATCGAACGTGCTCGTTTCTCTAAGAGTAGACCAGTTAGATTTAATAGAGCCATCCTTATCAATTATTTTTCTGCGCTTATAGAGGCGTTGCATATGATGCGATTGACGCTCAGCCTCTTTCTTAAGTTCCATTAACTTAGCGAGATGGTTTGCTTGAGAAGTCATTTTAAAGTCGCTACCAGAATACTTCATTCTTGTCTGTTCAACAGATGCCACTTGGCGTTGAAGCCAAGTGTTATACATCAGTAGCGCAAAGATATTGATTTCTTCGGACGTTAAATGACAATTAAACGTTTCCGCATCAATATCGAAGTCATATAGAGGAAAACGAGGAAACTCAAAACCAGGAATAGCATCAATCAAGATGTTCTTTAAATCTTTCTTAGTATCTTCCTCAGTCCACTCCATATACATATCATCGGTAATCTTACCGAAGAATCTATCATATATATCTTCAAAGGGTGTTGGCTCCCCTTGAATTGGATACTTTTCATCCATGGGGATTACCTCCCTTATTCTTTATCCTCCGCGGGCTTCTTGATTGTAGTGGCGCTAGTGCGGCGACCACTTACAGTAGAGCCAACGACTTTATTAATGGCGGACTTCTTTTCTTCCTCGTCTGGCTGAATATTCTCAAGAGCCTTGCTAACATCGAAGCCAAGCTGATCTTTAATAGCTTCTCTCTTGCTAAAATCATTTAAAGGCTTTTCAACAGCATACTTCTTGATAAGATCTTTAGTTCCCTCAGGAGCAAAATCAAGAGCATCCTTAAATTCATCAAGAGAACAAGTATCCATCCAACTTGGAATCTGCTCCTCGCTTAGATAATACTCTGGAACCACTTCACCATTAATAAGATGACGAATAATCTCTTCGTCATTAACAAAAAGATAATTGTAAATAAGCTCTTTTCCGCCAGATCTCATAGCCAAAGCATCTAGCTCAGCCGCAGAAAGACGCTTTGTCTCATGCGGTGCAAATTCTCTACGGACTCTCAGTTCAGGAATACTATAAATCACAGTACCCGCACTTTTATTGGTGACATTACACTCTTTATTCATAATTAAAACTCCTTTTTCTCAAATAATAGATAAGAGGGGATAGGGATATATCCCTATCCCCTCGAATAGTTATTAGATAACGTCCAGCTTGCCCCGAAGTTCAGTATCAACGTAAGAGAAGATGTTATTAGTCATCATAACACCAACGCCGACCTTACGGTAAACCTGGATGTCACGAGACCAGTCATCATTATCATTACGCTCACGAACGTGAGTAGTACCCTCGAAAGCAACCTTAACGGGCTTATCGCCAGCGCCAGAAGGAATGACCCAAGCATAGCCAGGATCGATTACCTTACGGCTGTTGGTTTCATCCTCAAGAGTCTGAGGAAGAATTACAACACGAACACCCTTATAGTTAGCAAGATAACCGGTGTTCCAACGCTCGTTACGAATTTCATCAGAGATCCAGCCATCAGCAGGAACAATCTTTACTGCGAACTCACGAGTGCAGTAAATTGTAGGAGTGCCATAGGCACTTGCAGTAGTGACAAGACGATCAAGACCAGCCTCATCAAAACCAGCAGCAGCTACACGGTTAGCAGCAGGAAGCTGATTGACAGCGCCCATAAGAGCCTGAGCGATCTCACGATAAATGAGCTCGTCCATACCATCCATGATAATCTGAGTAAGCTCAGCAAAGTTTACACGACCATCGAGGAATTCCTCAAAGCCGATCTGAGCGGCTCCGCCAATAGCGCTGGTAGCGACTTCGAAGCTCTCAGAACCGAGTTTGAAGGTCTCGTACACACCAGCAAGACCGGCGCGAGTAATGAACTGCTTTGCACGGGTCTTACCAGTTCTACGCTTGAAGACAGGACGATCACCCTGGGCGAAGGTCTGAATCTCAGCGAACTGACCATAAGCGTTAATTAGACGATTAGGAACGATATCATCCATGGTTTGCTCCATAAGAGAGAATACCATGCGTTTATTCTGCTCGTATAATTCCTCAGTGCCAACAAGAACATTGAGTTCATTACGAAGAGTCTCGTTCATAGCGTCATAGGAAAGATTCTCACTATTGTAAGAGAAAGTGCTAGAAGGAGTAGCGTTAGCTACATTCTTCATAAGCTGAAGTAAATTAGCTCTATCCATTATTTTACCCTCCTTAATCAACCAATGCGCTGAATCTTAACGCCAGGCTGTAGATCGGGCATGGTATAAACCTTAACAACCACGAACTTAGGATCTTCGTCGCCGCCGGCGCCCTGACCCTTGGTCAGATAACCGTTGTCACCAATCTTGAGCTCGTCGCCCTTGGTAAGAGAACCTGGATCAGCAACGATAGTATTAGTAGTCCAGATGTCACCGCTAGGAACAGCAATTACACGAGGAACCATCTTTGTGCCCTCTGGCATAAGCTCAGGATAACTGAAGGTCTCAGTTTCCTTCTTGAAAGCAGCTTCACTGCCCTCACGAGTTGCCTCACCACTATAATCAAGAACAGTCTTTAATGCAGAAGTGTTCTGTCCAATTGGACTATAAACACGAGCATTATAGTTGCTCTTAATCATGGCGAAATCAGCATCGGTTTCGCGATCTTCATAGATCTTTACTTCATTGTAGACCATACGCCATGGACCGGCACCAGTGAAGTTGCACTCGCCAGTGGCATAATCGTATTTAACAAACTGGCCATTCTCAAGTAGCTCAATCTCCTTATTAGCAGGAAGCTGAGCATACACCTGGCCATTACGCTTAGCGGACATATGGTTAGGTTCAACCTGGCCATATCCGTAAGTTACAAAGGTAGCGTTACCTAAACGCTTTGCACTTTTAGCCATTGTTTAATCCTCCTTATAGCTTCTTTGCAGTCTCACGAACTGCCTTAATCCACTCTGGGACATTGTCATCAGCAGGATTTTCCAGATTGAATAAACCCTTCGGCTGATCATCTTTTTCGTCCTTATCTAAGTTGAAATCAACTTTGTTACGAACACAGATAATGGACAACTTTGCCTCAATATCGTCTAGAGAATAAGTATCAATGTGCTCAACGACATCCTTCTTATCTTCGTCGTTCAGCATAAAGAAACTATCAATCATATTCTGCTTTTCCTTGCGGTCCGCAGATAGCTTGAACTCTCTTAGAGAAGTTACTTCTGTTTCGAGGTCAGACTTCTCTTGCTGAAGAGTTTCATACTCGCCCTGAAGAGTCTCATACTTGGTGAGTAGCTCAGCGTACTCAGTTACATCATCAAGATTGTACTTCTTCTTAGGCTCATCTTTGTTGCCGTCTTCTGGCTTCTCGCCATCCTTCGGCTTGTTATCTTCTGGAGCGGGATTACCCTCAGGATTCTCGTCCTGTGGCTTTTTCTTTCCTTCCTCGAAGTTAGGATCCTCGGGAGTTCCGAGTTTCTTATTCTCGTCCATAGTGTCTTGAGAGCCTCCTTTATTCAAAGTTTCCTGTAATTCGTTTAACATAGAAAACATAGTAGTTTTGAACTATTCCATATTTTCTAGGGAGAACTCAGTCTTGAATTGTGCGCCCTCAAAGCATGGCTCAACTGATTCTCCGAGAATACATAATTTTTCAATCAATGCTTCATTGTAAATGAAAATTCTGTCGCCCGAATTATTATCTTTTGCCCAAAAACCATCCTGCGTTTCTTTATTAAGTTCCATAGATTGATTATTGCCACGCTCTAAAATTCTCTAACATTCGGGGTAAGCACTAGTCCAAATATAACACTCGGTTACTAGATACTCGTGCTCGACGCCTTCATCATCGAACTTCTGGAACCAAACTTTAGCATCTGTTGGAACGAAACCGTATGGCTTTGTGGTATCAAGAATTTCGAACTTTCCGCCACCCCGCAAAGCAATCTCACGGTTATGGCCTTCAAAGTCCGCAGATCCTTGGTCAAAATAGCCTACTACTGGAGAGCCGGGTAATTTCTTGCCCATCTCTGTAGCGACTTTCTTGGTGATAACAGTTCCATTTCGGTTGGGATCTTGCCCCACATAACAAACTTTCACCTAGCATTTGCTGATTAAAGGAGATATTTCAGTCGCATTGATGAATTCCATTGTATTAGCAATAGGAACACTAATATGCAAGTTCTATCCCTCCCTTATGATGCACTTTCACGGTTAGCAATCGTCTTGTCGCTCTTCTGTTCATCAGACTTCTCTGGACGGCCAGACTATTTCTACTCCGTTACTTTTGTAGTGCTTGAACTTGTCTACTTATTTTGAGATTTATTCTAGTCTTCCTAATCTTTTTTGACCAAGCTCCCACTCATTGTACTACTCATCATGGGCGGAATCATAATCTCAGACAGGTGTAGAATCTCATTCTCAAATGTTAAGGTAGCCAAGATACTGGATTGTGAGTGTCCAAGAGCGATCTGCGGCAACATCTTCATGTAGCCCATCTGCGCGTCTTCTTTGTAAATCTTAGACAGCTCTTTATAATTAAATTGGGTAGTTTCCAACATAGAAACTCTAAACTCATAATGACCTTTACGATTAAATCGTTCTACAATTTTGTTTAACAAGTTAGCAAACTGCAAAGGTAATTCCCTAATGCTTGCCTCGTCGGTCAAAATAGCATTAGTCACCGCAAGATTGCCGTCCGCGTTAAATAGATTACGTGAGATACCTGCATTATTAAACACAGTACGTTCCACTTTTTCAAGGTCATCAGTTGTGGTACTTGAATTACTATCCTTGGTATCAACAGTAGCAATATCAGCAAAAGTAGTTAACACATCAACGCCAACCGCACGCTTAAGCATTGCAACTGCATTATTATGAATGTCTCTTGCTTCATCTACGTCAAAAATTAAGTCACCATTTTTATCTAATGGTAGCTTCTGGATAATAATTTTTAATAATTGCTACATTGTCTTCTAGCGATCAAGCTCTTGAGCTTGGTCAAGATCAATGATAGATGGAATGACTCCAACAAGAGGAGGAAAACAACTATCATTCAATCCCAGCTTCACTGAAACTGCGGGATCGAGAGGATACCAGCAACTTAGGTCTCCAGGATAGTCTCCTTTTAGCTTGCCCTGCTTATATAAAGCATAGCCTTGTTGGATATCTTTAGGGAAGGTCTTGAGAATCGCAATTCTCTGTTGCATATTTGTGAAATATGCGTCGAAGAACTATAGATTTAGTTCTACGATTGGGTCAATACCAGAATAATAGCGATTGCGACAATATGAGGCTGGTAATTTCTGGATACCAAATCTATCACCGAAATCCACAATAATTCCGTAATAGACCCCATCCTTCATAATATCTAGGGCAATATTTCCGCATAATCTCTTGACGTCAGATCGGTCTAGATAAAGCAATACCTTAGACACGTCACTGAGAACTTTATTCTCTTTCTCTTTAGCGACGTCAGTACAGTAAGGAGTTACATACCAATCGTATCTATATAAAGTAGCCAAATATTTACATAATCTATAGTAGATGCCACTTGACTCGAAGAAGTATTCTGAAATCTCTCTTAATGTCTTATAATCATGTCGGTAAATAGCATTTAAAACAAAGCCCTTATCGCCGTAATTCGGATTGACTCTCTTGTAAGTGCCAAGATTTACGAGTGCATTATCTACGGTCCGCATACCAATTCTCATTTTTGAATAATCCTGCGGTACAACTTCTTCTTGTTCCGTCATTAGGTTAAACCCTTTATCTCGTATCTCTTGTTGTCTGCGCTTAAGCAAGGTTAGTCACCTCCTTAATACCCGGCCTTTTGCATTATATAATCATACGTTAATATATTTTCATCCGTATAAGGAATCTCTATTAAAGTAAGACCTTTTAATGCGCAGAATCTTCGCTTTTGATTATCATTATATTTTTGTTGATACAATCCTCTATTACCACCGAATTTGCTGACAGCTTGATAATGCTATTTACCTTGATATTCAATCAAGAAATCTAGATTACCATCATCGTCAAAAACGGCAAAATCGAATCTTAGAGGACGGCCACTAGGGGCTTTCAATCCCGCAAACTCATATTCTTCTTTAAAGTTAATATCATTCGCTTCTAGGATTTCGTGTATCTTAATTTCTCCTCTTGATGCTCGCATAGATTAAATCACATCCTCTATCTATAACTAAAAAATCTAATAGGGCTATTATTTAACTATGCCCACTTAACTAATAAACATAAAATCAGAGAAACGACCTTTCTTCTTCTTACGCTTACTATCTTCCTCTTGCTTGATATAATACAAACCATATTCAAAAGCAGAAAATTTATCCTTGGTAATAGATTTATTAGCTTGCTTTAAAATAATATTAACGCCTTCATTTTCCTCGCGTAAGTTCAACATCTCATCTCGTAAAATAGATGTATATGTGAAAGGTTGTAGATACTCAGCTCTCTCTTCGGGCTTCATCGCTTGGCCCTTCTTAGTACCAAGTAACTTATTCTTAGCAATTCTTTCATCAATTAAGAACTTTACCTTACCTGCGCGCATTTGCGTCTGTGCATTACTATGTGCTTCTGTATTGATTGGCGCATTTGCTTTAATCTCATAAATCGCATCGTACTCTGTTCTATCAGTTCTATACTTCTTATATTCTCCATCATCATCATTCAGTACGCCAAAATCGGGGAAGAAGTCATCTGTTTCAGGGTCTACTTGGGATTTCACCATGTAGTCCATCAAACCAGCACCTAGACCGTTACCGTCAATTACCACGGTTTTAGCCTTGAACTGGTAATATAGTTTCTTAATTTTTATTGCCTAATCTTCAAAGTGCTCGTCGTCCATTGTAAACATATTTACCAACGACTTAATTGCAGGTCCCTAGGACTGAGGTGTAACTTTGAAAACGCAAATAACACTCTGACATTTTTTACGTCCAACGTCCACAGAAAGAACATAATAAGCTCTATCAGAAGAGCGTCCAGAAGCCTCATACTCTGGTTGTAACAATTTACGATTGCGGTCAAATACTTCACCATTGAAGAAGGCATCCTCAACGGTACCGCTCCAACGAGATTCATACTCGCGATCAAAAGAAGCCTCATTGAAGGTTCCGTCTTGCTTCAGCTCTTGCACGAAGTTTTTGCTCTGTAGACCGACTAAGACAGGAATGCGCCATGTGCCGCCCATTACCATAGCTTTCTCTGGGTCTAACACCATACGAATCAAGAGCTAAATGAGCTTATTGTATGGGAAAGTGTTCTTCCATCCTGCGGTGGTGACATAGATTTGACTCTTATTCAAGGTCTCTGCCTCTTGCACAGAGCCATCCATACACTCTCGGTCAATGTTCATTAGAGGAATAAGAACTTCGTTTAGGATAGTGCCATCAACACCAACACACTCCTCGATTAAGCCGCCATGACGACGCTTACCACGAGAACTCTCTCTAGCCGCAACGTTATCAAAATAAGAACCGTTCTTAAAGATATATTTACAATAGTCTTTACCTTCTTGCGTTTTACCTCTACGCCAGTCAATCTCTCGTTCAAAGGCTGGAATTTTCTAACAAATTTCCTGCACCTTTTCTTTTGCGATGCCGGCTGCCTGCTCTTTACCGCCAGAAGTCACAAATAGTTTACTTCTAGGATATAGAATACATCTGCACATTAGCACCATAATAGAAAGGAAAGACTTAGAATACGCACGTGGGAATACCATATAAACGTATTTATAACGCATGGCCGCCCGCAAGAACACTCTTTGATAGAAGAAGAAGTTAAGTTCTTTCTTCCGATCGGGATCTCCGCCAGTCTGCAAGAAATCCACAAATAAATCTGGATATTCTCGCCAGAAAGCTATATACTAACGAGCCGCGGGGATAATCGCTCTCACGCGCTCCTCAGATAAACCGATCTTCTTATTCTTATTAGAGAGGTTTAATAAATCAGCTAATGCCATTAATATCCCTCCCTTAGATGTTTACGGTCTTTTTCCGCTTCCTCTTGTTTCATGTTTTCGAACTCTTCAAAGTCCGCATCTTCAAGGACAGTATCTTCGGGATAGTCGTAAATCTCACTATCTTCTTCTTCGCCACCATCAACATCAATCTTAGCTTCACGCTCTCTATCCTGCGCAATTGCTCGGACAGAAGCATCAATCATATTACCAAGATTCATTTCCTCAGTAACCAAAGTATGGGTATAATGCTGCAAGTCTTGAAGAACTTTATCTACTTTATCCATCGGACCATCTGTATAATAGCGAGGAATAAATCCTTCTCTCTCACAGATAGTAACCAGTTCGCCAATAGAATCAACGAACTCGCCAGATTCAGCTTTATTCTGAGCTGCAGTCAGTTTAGCACTCTTCATCAAGCTATCATACATCTTGATCATCTTCTGCGCACCATCTACGTCGCCGCAATCCAACAACTAGTTAGATTTTAGAGAAGTCTTACAAATCATAATGAGTGTATCTTTCATGCCCGCGCCTTGGATGTCATAGGAAGCCATCATATCATTATATAATTGCTCCAGCCGCACCCATTCTTCTGGGCGATACCCTCTGCCCCACTTAAGTCGTAGCATTACCTTATCTTCTTCTGTAAGCTCATTAGAGAAGTCATCATCTTCTTCTGATGGGTCATAATATTCTGGAGTGCCTACAGCCTATTGTGGCTCAGTTAATACCTTTGGTTTTGGCGGGGTTCTATCAGTAGCAAGTTCATTTTCAATCTCTTCACCAGACATTCCTTGAGCTTTCATCTGATTAATCTTGCGCATACGTTGCTCTTCCTCAAGAGCTTCAGTATCCGCCCAAGAATACTAGCTCCATTGTTTGAGCTTCATCTTGGATAAGTAACGACCAATAATAGTTAAGCCAGTTACTTTCTTTGGGTCTTTACCGTATTTTTCCAGTAAAGCATCCCATTCTTCTTTAATATAAGGCACATCAATTTCTTGTAAAATCCATTTATAGGTCTCTGGATCCCAGTTATCGACATGCATGGTTAAACATTTCTTGCAAATATCCATCTTACCGTCGGGTGGATATTTCTCTATATTCTTAGAGGTGTAGAACTCACTATCATTCATAGTCTTTCCACACTTCTTGCAGAAGTGCTGTCCAGCCATGTAAATCAACCTCTTTTCTTATTCCGGCATCTCTTGCAAATAGAATACCAGTTATCTTTGCTTGTCTTATTCTTTGAAAAGAAAAGGTTATTTGCTGGCTTAATTTGCCCACATTTGGAGCACTTTTTCATTGGATAGCCGCGCTTAGTATATTCCCAAATAAGGAAATCTTCCTTGGCCTATTCCGCAATTACCTTGGGAATTTTATTACGCCATAAACTTGAAATATATTCCACACTATAAGTCTATTCAAATTCCTCATTTAAGAGTTTCTAAATTTCAACATTCTACTTACCGTCAATCTTCCACTCGACGATTCTGTCATAAATAGGATAATCAGCAAGAGCCTTAGTACATAAATTATCAAAGTCTTGCATTAAATACCAAGTATCTCCATCAAACTAGTCCCAGCTATCTTCCTTAAGTCGAGAGTAGTTGCATAAAATCGCGGATACAACCTTAGTATCCATTAAAGAAATTCCATCAATCACAATCTCAGAACCATCTAAATAGCTCTTGTCTTCAAGTGGCAATGGAGTTTTTGTAAAACGAGTTAATCGACATGGGATGATCGGTCTTTGATAAGCCTACTTAATAATATATTGGTCTTTCCGCATTTCGATTAACGCTTTTTTCATCATAAAAGCAGTCTTACCAGAGGCGTGTTTTGCTGCTGCTTCCCAAGCGTTTATAGTATCTCGCAATTGTTTTAAACAGGGAATTGTATCTAAATCTTTCTAACTAATCGAAATCTTAGGTTGAAAAATTACATTTTTATTTTCATTAACTAAATTATAAATACCATCTTCGCCATTCTCTAGCTGACTAACAAGGCCTTCAAAAGAACATTCTCTCTTGTTTACCGTAGTCATACGGTTATCTGTTAATATGTTGCGTTCTTTTCGCTCTTGCTTTTCCATGCAGAGAACGAGATAATCGCCGAGAATCTCAAGATACGCCGGGGAAATATCCGGCGTTTCCGCAATTATCTTTTCAACTAGCGCCTTACGCTCTTCTGGAGACTCTAGAGTATAATCTAATTTAATCACACTGTCATCTCCTTTATGCTTATATAATAACAAAAAAAAACTAGTTTGTCAAATCCTATTCACTGATTATAAATAACGCCAATGTAATTTTATATTTAACTTCTTATCTCGACCAAAAGAAGCTCCTGTCTAATGCTTTAAAATATTCTTTAATCGTGCTTTATTTGCAGAAGATACTGGCAAGTCACAATATGTTATTACTTCATCTAAAGAATTAAAGATTTGAGAAGTTTCAATGCAAACTATTTTCCTAGTTATATTATTATAATTATTTCTTATTTCACGTATAAGATTCTCGTCCGCAGTTGATAAAATCCAAAATCCTGGAATGCCATTTATCATTCCCGCACTTTTACGCTATCCTCCATAGCATCTTGAAATCGCAGATGGGTCCGCGCCAGTATCCAAAGATGCCTCTTTCAGCGTTTTGTATGTCTTATTAGTATTTAAGCATATAATAAGACTATCTGAATTTTTCTATATTTCTGTTCTATTATTTTCTGTAATAGTATTATATCCATTTTTACAACTATTAAAATGTTTAATCCAAAAATCTTCTCGGTCATTTGCTTCTTGCTGTGTTAAATCTCTTTCTAAAATAATATGTTCAAAATTTAGCCATCCATATTTAATAATATCTGAAAAAAATTTTGATTGCTTTATATATCCATGCCCGTTTTGCCATCTATTATTAGGATTATCTTGTAATGTCTAACCAATATAGACTTTTCCATTAACCTTATTCTTATGCATATAAATACAATGTTTTTTATTCATCTTAATCATCCTCCTAGTATAATTTGACAAAACTAAATAAATAATTAACGAAAATTGACCAAATTAAATTATTTTGCTATAATATACTTAGAAATATAAGGAAGGTATATTATATGGATTTTTATAGCATCCCTCCAGAGAGATTACCCGAAGGAGCTTAGTTCTATCATGGCGTATCCGTCATTACAGTTGCTATTGCTGAAGATATATGGGAAGAGGACTTTGACTCCATTTGGTATATGGAGCAATTAACTGGCCCAAGTCCCTATGCTATTCATATCTACAAAGAAGAACGTGAATACATCAATAGCTATGGAGAAGATGACGATGATATCGTATTTATACCGGATGAAGAACTATTTGACGATATAGATTTTGAAGATGATGAACAAGAGGAAGAATGCGATTGGGTTATAGATCAATTTGATGATTGCGTAATTCAAATCGACCCAGATCAATCTATTTCATGGTATAGAGGAGAATATTAATGGAACAGCTTAATATTAAAGAATATTTTAAGACTGAGAAGGAGAAACTGCGGCGAGTCGTCATCGAGCATGATTATGAGCCTCCTTCTCTTACGATTGTAGACGCTACAGACGGTGACGTCGGCAATTAGATCTATATTAAAAAGAAAATCGAAGATTTTGAATCTATCGGTTGGCCTGTAAAGGTTGTTAGACCTAAAGACAGATTTGATTTACATTATTTGTTAAGCTACGGCCTTGATACCGACTGTCTAATTGTTCAAATGCCTACAGCAGAAAGATTTAATTTCGATATTGAAGATATTCCGTCTTACCTTGATTGTGATGGCTTGACTAAGAACGCTCTTGTTCTTCCTGCTACCGTTAGAGGCATTATTGACTACCTTGATGATTGTGGTTTTACTTATAGAGGTAAGACTGCTGTTGTTCTCGGTAGAAGTGACATTGTTGGCAAACCTATGGTAAAAGCTCTACTTGATAGAGATATGACTGTATCAGTTTGTCACAGTAAAACAAGCGATGGAGATAAGGAATATCTTCTCCGTAATGCAGATTTAGTAATTTGTGCCACCGGACAGCCGCAGTCTATTTATAGAGAACAGTGCGAGCATGCTATTGTTGTCGATGTCGGTATTAGCCGACTTAATGGCAAGATCGTTGGAGATTTTGTAGAAGATGAAAATAACATTGTCGGGGATGCCTGGTCTACTCCTGTCCCTGGTGGTGTTGGTCTATTAACAAGATTGGGGTTGATGAAAAATTGCCTAGACCTGAAAGTGTTATAACTATTGGATCAATCGGCGCAGCAATTATGCGCTATTCTGAGGATTTCTCTCGTCAAGCTAAAGAAAAAGGTATACCCAATCCATTCGTAGAATATAATAATGCTCTCAGAACCACTATTACGCATAGAGAAGATGGAACTCGTGTCATCAGTTTTGACGACGATGCCTTTAAAAAGATAGATATAGTAGGAATAAATAAAAGAAAAAAGACGTGGGTTGCTGAAAGAGAACGATATGTGGCTCAAAGACTATTTGAAGATTTTGGATATACAACAATGCTTCAATATCGAGAGGACGCAATTAACAAAGAAGATTTTATTCCTTGTGAGGGCGGAGACAGACAATGCCATTTTGATTTTTTATTGGGAAAAAATGGAAAATACCGCCAGTAAAAGTCTACACACTATATTTGAAAATTAGGGCAGAACGAATATCCAGTTTCTGCCCAACGCAAACTTTAAAAAGGAGAACCGCATTATGATAGGCTTTATCGCAGTATTACTTCTTTACGCATGGATGTGCCTAGCGGATAAGAAATGATGAAACAACTAATTATCGCAAGACGCGATTTGGATATGTCCCTAGGAAAGCTAGCAGCGCAAGTTGCGCATGCTTCATCGGCTTTCCTCATTGAGATGATTAGAGATTCCTGGCCTGAGAAAGCGCAAGGGTTCTATCATGTCAACTACAGACTAGATGAAGATATTTATGACAATTGGATTAACGACGGAGTAACCAAGGTAGTATGTGGCGCCCGCAATAGAGGAAAGTTAGAAAAAGCCATTGAGAGAGCTAAGGAATTGGGCATGATTGAAGGCGTCGATTACTTTCCTATTGTTGATGCTTGCAGAACTGAGTTAACTCCAGAGTCCCCGCAGGGGACTTTGACGTGTGTAGGATTTAGACCTATGGAGGCAGAGAAGATTGATGAAATTGGGAAAGATTTTCATTTGTATTAACCTTTTAATTCTTTCTCTTTTGATGCTTACTGGATGTGAAGGCAAAAGAGAAAGCTGGCCTAGAATTGTCTATCAACCTACCTATTGGACTTTTGATAACCGTATCATTGACATAGACGACGGTTATATCTTAGATGATGGTCATAGCTACGATATCGTGGAAACAGATGATGGCTATGACCTTATTCTTCATTTTATCGTAGAATGAAAAGAAAGCCACCAACTATGCCAATATGGTATTGGCTTGATACCGATAACTGTTGGTTTTGTAAGAACAGGAATGGATGCTTCAATTGTTCTATCATAAAGAAATATAGGAAAAAATATTTTAAGAAAAGGAGAAAGGGAGACATTGAAGATTATCGAAAATAACTATATGCCGAATAGTGTACGGGTAACCTGCCCTATCTGTTACAGCATTTTTGAATTTGATCCAGCTATTGATTGCAACAAGGAAGAATTTAAGACATATAGAGATGGGCAGCAGTATATTGAACGAACTGTTACCTGTCCATGTTGCAATAAGAGCTTTATTGTTGAGAGAAACTACTCTTGGAGAGTACGCAAAGGAAATGCTACTGTAGCTGAATCGTCTTTTCCTTCGGGTGATTCGTAATCCGAAAACGAAAATGGTTTTCGAGATTTTAATGGCGTGAGAGAACGAGTTTGTGAAAATTTTCACGCTTTTTCCCGAAATACACCGCCCCGTACTGTCGCACTTCACCACGCTAAAGCACTACAGTTAGACAGCCACCCTTACTTTAGTTGGCTAAAGCGTCTGTCGCTATTATTATGTATCGCGCGCGCGTAAAGAGGAATTGGTCAAAATGCACAACCGGATCGGCACTCAGTTGTGCAGATTGACGAAACGCAAAAACTTGAAAAAAAGTTGTTGACAAACAAGCAAGGCGGTGCTATCATGTAGTCACAGGCAAGGGAAACACACAAAACAGCTTGCCAAACACACCGAAAAAAAAATAAAAAAAAAGTCTTGACAAGCAAGACAAGGTGTGGTAAACTAAAGACAATCCAAGAGGGAAACACAAAAACAGTCAATCAAAAGAAAGTGAGTGTATCAACATGACAAAAGTAGAAATGGCTCGCACCCTTCAGCGTATCCGCAAGGTGCAGAACGACATGGACGCCCTCAAGCGTGAGTTGGACGAACTCAAGGACGCCGTAAAGGCGGAGATGGTAGCGACTGGCGAACATAAGGTAGAGGCTGGCGGCTGTATCGCCACCTATCAAGAGGTCACAAGCAACCGCTTTAACAGCTCTGCGCTAAAGGCAGAGGACAAGGCTACCTATGACAAGTATGTGGTAGCCAGCACCACCGCAAGACTGACCGTCAAGTAAGCCACTCAACCACCATAGAGCCGCTCGCAAGAGCGGGCGGCTCTAACCTTAGAACAAAAGAAAGAGGTATATATCATGGAGTTCATCAAGTATTTCACTAACCCGCAGTTCGATAACACCAAGTTCGCAGATATGCTGCGTCTGCGCATGAATGTGCGTGCTAAGGCAGTAGAGGATGGCGTCATCCTTGACCGTGACGCTTTTAACGCCACAAGCGCCGCTCTTATGCCTAACTGGGCATGGCTGAATAAGCAGAGCATCAATAGTCCTCTGCACACAAGACCCGCAGAGCCTGCGGAGTGGCCGGAGCTGACCCATGCCTATCGCTACTTGCTTGCCATAGTGTTCGATGACAAGGACGCTTGCCAGCTTGAGCAGGCAGACGGGCTTGAGTACATCAGCGAACAGGCAGACGTGGTGGCTGGCTACTGGCGTAAAGAGGATGGCTTCTCTGGTGTGGCAGTTATTGACAACGACACTGGCGAAATCATGCACATGGCAGAATGAGCGCGTAGCGCTCTATAATGGGCGCTCTGCGGGAGCGTGGAGCGCCCAAAAGAAGGGAGTATTACTATGACTTATAATGAATTTCTGAGTCGCTTCTGCGGTTGCCACGAGGATGAGGTAGGCAATCGGCCTTGTGATAACGGGGCTTGCTGTGATAGGTGCATGACCGACGAGATGGTCAAGCTGTGGAAAGAGGTGCACGACAATGATTAAGGCGTTCAAAGCAATAGGCTATGGACTGTGCATAGTCTTTATGACGTGGCTCTTGCTGTCATGGGTTGACATAGTCGCAGATAACAGTATGCCGAATCCGCACCACAGCGAATATAACGCATTCGTACTCATGACTAAATAATGGAGGGTAACAGATATGAACGACATGATCAAGGACAACCTGTGCGTGAAATGCGCCTTGCTGAAAAGCACTGACAAGAACGGCTATATCGCCTGTCCCTACTTTACCCGCAAGGAAGCGAAAGAGTGCGGCATGACGATCTTCCTGCACTGCTTCTGCACAGACTGCGTTAAAAAATAAATCAAAGGGCGGAGAAATCCGCCTTTTGTTTTCGCATATTCCGAAGACTTTATAAAGTCGACGGCGCGCTGGCGACCGCGGCGCGCCGAGTTTTGCTTTTGTGCAAGTTGCACAAATTTCCATAGGAAATTTTGGTATAGGCAAGTTGCACAATTAATCCCGAAATCTTTGTGCAATTTGACAGTTGACTTCTACTATGCCCTGTGCTATACTATAATTGTTCCAAGGGGAACGACATCAAAGACGAAAGAGGTTGACAAAAGATGATTACTCTGAACGCTCTGCTCCAGCTTATGCCCTATACGGGTCTGTTCGACTTAGACTTGGACTGTTTCCTTCAAATTGTGGATAGTGATACCGGCGCTCATTATCGCGTCAAGTCTGACGTGCTCCTGTTAGGCGGTGATCCTTGCGGGTTCGGTAAGTTTGACTTGTATAAGTTGGAAGTTACCTGTGTGGAATATGTGGATGACCACTGCATTATATCGGTCAAGGGGCGCTAAGCCCTTTGACCCATCAAGAGAAAGGATTTGAGATTATGTTACCGAATAGACATTGCGCATACGACATTACCACCGGCGAAATCCTCTGCTGTGACCATGGAAACCAACTCAAGCGTTCAGTTGCCCTGACTAAGAGAGTCAATAAGGAAATGTTCGGAGTTGCCGGACAGTGGCGTTTCTGTCACGACTTCGGCAAAAAGTGGGATAAGAAAGGGGTGCCTACCAGATGAAGAACTATCTGTTCTATGATGAAGAAACCGGTGAGCACTTCTTCGTCAAGGATGAAAGCCTGTGGAAAGCTAACGAAACCGCACATAAATATTTCAAACGCCCTTTCTCCATTGACGAAATGGATGACGCAGAGGCTGAGATGTATGGATACGATACCTACTAAAATAAAGGAACCGCGGGGAGGGCGTTCCAAAGCGCCCTTCCCCAAGACGAAAGGAGTTACAAATCATGTATGCTATTATTAAATTCAAGAATACCCAAGAAGTTGCCAAGTTTGACCAGGCTATTGCCGCTTATGCGGGCTGGGAATTGAAACTCCCTCTTAACTCCAATGTAGAAGGATGTGTCCGGGTTCTCGACATCGGCGGAACGGAAAATGACAAAGCCCTCTATGAGTATCTGCGGGATTTGGGCGCATTTGAAGAGGTGGCACTGAAATGAGTATTGAACGATTACCCCACAAGTATCCGATTGGGTGCACAGTCCGCATTGGATGGCGGATAGGTACAATTCTCTTTCGGATTAGTTTATACCATCTAATCATCTGGGAGAAACAGGGAGAGCTGGCTTTCTAAGTCAGCTCTTCTTTTGATTTTTGGAAAAAATTTTGCTATAATAATTATAGAAGAAATGAGAAAGGAGAATTTTCTAATGACGCTAGAAGTGCTGAAAGCACTGGCTGTCATCTTAGAGTTCTGCATGAATCAAGACTCTTGCAAGACTTGCCCGATGGCCCAGTTCTGCGGAAAGATGCCATGTGAATGGTAATCTGATTTCTTTCGGCAAAAGCCGCGGCTCCCGTTTGGAGTCGAATTTTCGCACAGGCTAGGTCACTAGAAATTAAAAAGCAAAATGGCTGAATCTACTTACTCTCGCAAACTTGACGCAATGGGAAGAATTATGATTCCTGTTCGGCTTCGCGATCAACTCGGTTTAGTGCTGGGTAGAGAATACACTTTCGAGGTACATACAATCAATGGCCGCAATTACATTTGCATTGACTGCGGAATGAATACTGAACTGGAAGAAGCTATGAAACTTGTCCAAAACGCTGGCTTGAAAGTTGTTCAAAATGACGATTGACAAGCCACTCTTTCTGTGGTATACTTAAACCATCAAAAGAAAGAAGGTTACGTTATGTATGAGTTTGAAGTATTGTTGAATGATGGCGAGCGGACTTTCATTTGGGGTTATAATTACGATGATGCTAAACGCCGCCATCCAGAAACCGCAAAGGAAATCGTTTCCATTCTATTTCAAGAATACATTGACTAATAGAACGACCTCCCGAAATCCGGGAGGTTTTTTCTAATGCCCTCGGCTGGCCGTGCGCGAACGCCGCGGCCAGTTTTTCGTGTCAATAGGCAATTTGCACAATTTTTGTTTCGCATCTTTGGTGAATTTGACGAAAGAAATTATCCCGAAATCCCTTGACTTCCTTTGTAGGCTGTGATATACTTGTATCATCAAAAGAGAGGAGCGAAAACAAAATGACAATCGCTATCATCATCATTACTATTCTGCTATCCTTCCAGTTTGTAGCCGCTATCGAAAAAGACTGCATGAATCTTGCGGTTATGTTCGGCGTTGAGATTATCCTTTTTGCCTACATTATGAGTAACTGCCAGTTTTGAAAAAAGTGCTTGACAAATCCCGCCAAGTATGCTATTTGGAGTAAATTTTTCTTGGTGCGCGTCAAAAAACCTATTGACATTTTGGCAATTTTGTGTTATATAATTATAGAA